GACCAATCTGGAGGGCATCTAAATGTATAGGGCCCTTTGATATAAGTAAGATATAATCCTTCGCTAGTTCCAGAATTATAACCCGTAAAAAAAGTAACATATTTACTCTCGCTAGAATTTTTGACTTCAATTCTGCGTCTTACGTCAGACATTCTTTCTTCTTGATTATTAAAAAAGCTTACGACTTTCCAACAATCAACAGTATCTCCTGTACCGTAATGAAATTTTCCGCTTTCTAATTGAACTGTAAAGGGCTTTAAGAAAAGTTCGCTTTTTTCAATTGGGGTATTTAAAATCCCGCCGAACATATGGTCTTTAAAATTTCCGCCGCCATCAAACATCTGCATCCCCTCGCCGCTTGCATAAGCATAGTAGCCAGTTATTTTGGGGCTTGCCACATTCAAAGAATTTAATAGTCCCGAAACAGATTGATTGTTTGAATCGTGAGTAAGGTCAAAATTTCCAGTGCGGTTAAATCTTTCTTTAGTAATGTAAATGCCGCGATTGAGTTGACTTAATTCTTCATTTTTTAAAAAGAGTAAAGATGGAGCAATAGAGTCTTCAACAATGTCCTCTAGTCTTATCTTTATTGGCTTGATTTCAAAGTCAGAAATAAATCCACTACTTCGGCTTTGCCCAAAAATATTTCCAGTATCTGGAAAATAGATATCTGTCTTTTCGTCGTAATAAGTTATACCTGAAAATTTTAATTGAACTTCTTGACCAAAAGGCAAAGGAGATGTCCAGTAAAGGCTGCCGCTTTCGCTTGGGACTGAATTGTCAGTTAATGAGTGGGGGGTTAATCCAAAAGAAGGATTTGCTCCAGTATTCCAATATATGCCATAAACTTGACCATAACCATCTGAAAAATTTCCTGTATCTAAAGATCCGCTAGAGTTTGGATTTAGCGGAACTCCAGAAAAAGATATTCCAGAAAGTTCATTATTGTAATATGACATTTTAAAATCAACAATTAAGAGCGTCTCCGCTTGCGCCGCTCCAAGTAATCTCTAAATTTATATTTATGATATTATCTTGAAGCATGGAAGGGTATGCTCCCCCATTTGAAACGGAGTATAAATAAGTATCATTTTTGATGGCATCTGAAGAAGGAAAAGCAAAATTAGGAAGCAGCTTATAAGATTCTTTATGTAAAAATATTCCAGAAGGTAAAACGTGGCCGCTAACAATTCCGCTGTTAATCCCAGTAAGTTGATTGCCAGTTAAAAATACAGAATTTGCTCCAACAGTTCCAGAAAAGGCAGTTACCAAAAATTTTAATTGAATTCCAGACCCAGTTCCCAAAGCATCTGGTCGAGGATAAAATATCTTGCCTGTAACTCCCGGAGAAGTTCTAATCCCGGAAGAGTGAGCAGCCAAACCAAAAGACGGATTTTCAGGCTGATTCCAATATATACCATAAACTTGTCCAAATCCGGTATAGCCCGTTCCATTTGTTCCGGTAAATAATCCTGTTGAGCCAGGAATCAAAGAGCTGAGAGCAACTCCACTTGACATGCTAAATCCAGTTAATTCGTTTGAATAATTTGGGAAGGCCATTATACATTTCCTCCTAAAGCTGGATGTTGATTTAGATTTCCAGTTCCCGGGCCTTGGAATGTTTTATGAATAAAGGGCTTATCTAATTCAGGAACGGTGTAGGTATAAGCTTCAACAATTCCGCTCCCTCTGTTAGTAAAGTAAATTCCAGTAATTTCCCTATAATGAGCCATCAAAGATTGACCAGAAGAATCATAAAATAAACAATCAATCATTGGATAATAATCCGAATCAGCTTCCGTCTTATAAGCATAGACGAGTGATCCAAATCTAGTATTCTTACCCAAAGATTTTGCAGGCAAAAATGAATATTTTCTTGTTAGTTTTCTTGTTCTGCCAGTAATTAAGCCAGTAAGAATTGGAAGATTATATCCTTTCGTAGATTCAATAAATTTGTTGCCATATGCAACTCTTGAAGAATCATATCCTGTTCCATTTGAAGTTGCTCCTGGGGTGGCAGTCGAATAATTTGTGGAATCATATGGAGTTAGGGTTGTATAATCTGGATTAGAATCTGAATCCGCCCTATAATCATATAATAATGGAAAAATAGTTACAGCATCATTATCAGGAGCTTTTAATCTAATATTTTTTGGTAGAGATTCGGTACTCGGGATATCGGTCTGAAGAGTCGTGCTTTGAACAGATCTTTCGTACATTACTCCAGGAGACGCATCAACATCTTCATTATGATCCCCTTCTACTATAAATTTTAATAAACCATCAGCACTATAAGCATCCACTTCCGAAGCGGAGAGTCCTCCAGTTACATTAACATCAAATTGGCTATTATCCGGAGAAAGATAAAATCTAGAATTAGAAAGTCCGGAGAAGCTTGGCTCCATAATGTTTCCATATTTTGGAATAAAAGTTTGCCCAAAAGAATCTAACCAAGCTAACCCATGATAAGTTTGTCTATAATATCCAGAAAGGCGACTCCAGTCCCCAACTTGAGCAAGCTCATTTGCAGTTTCTGCTGACCCAGTATTAAATGTTCCAGAATTAAAAAATTGTAAAGAAGTATTAGAAAGCCTCACCCCCAATTGGTAGGAAACAATTGCGGAAGTATCTGGAGGAATAATAACAGTCTTCTTTACTCGGCTAAAAGCATACTTGCCATACTGATCTGACCCATCCCCCGGAGATACCATAAACTCTTGAATAGTTAATCCGTTTGGATTGGTTGTTGAGCTTATGTTACCATCGTAATAAGGGATGCTCCAAGATCTAAAAAATTTAGGACCAGTAGTATCCTCGAAAGTAGAAGCTCCTCCATCTACATATCCCCAAGGACCAATGTATTGGCCGCTCAAACTTAAAACTCCGCCATTTACTCCATTCGCGCCCTTCCAGCCAGTTACTGCATCAACAATGCTTAAGTCGGTGCCGATTTTTAAAATTCCTGAATCTATTCCAGTCGTAGTATTCGCGGAAGGAGGATTATTGCCATAATTACTTTTTGTTCCACTTCCTAAAGATAAGTATCTAAAGCATTCTGCAAAATTATATCGATAAATTTGCAAAAGACCGCTGGCCGTAATAAAATTATTGAACCAATCAGTTGTCTCAATCAATTTGCCCTGCTTGTCAAAGATATCCACCTTAAACTTGCCTTCGAGGGCGTAATTAATATTCGCTTTTATATCCATAAATGAAATTACACTATTTTATTATATATTTTAGAGCCTTAAATTGATAAACTAACTGATTGGACCTGCAATCAGTCCCCCTTCAAAGGAAAATCCTAAACTCATTAACTCTGATTGATCTTCCGTAAAAACAATCGAAGCCTTCTGTACAGATCCACCAGTAAAGGCAAAATTAAAGTTCATTTTATCGAAATAAATTTTTTGAACTGTTCCACTAAATCTATAAGTATAATTTGAAGATTCTATTAAAATTCCAGAAATACTTTCTCCACTTAAAGAAATGCCATAATTTGAAGATTCTATTAAAATTCCCGTGCATACTCCCGAATTGATTTCGGCGCTAAAATATGGAGAATCTAAGGGCACACCAGTAATTTGACCACTTACAACTACAGAAAAAGTTGGTAAATCAAGTGGAATTCCAGAGACTTGCCCGCTAGGAGCAATGGAAAAGTAACTTATATCATTATAGCCAGGCTTAACTTCTCCAGAATTTATCGAAAATCCATAAATTGACTCATCAATATTTCCAAAGAAATCTCCACTTAAGTCTACTTGATAATTGACGTTTCTTTCAAGAGTAAAGCCTTGAGATAAAGACTCAGCGTCATCATAAACCAGGTAAGGATTTCCACTAACATCTCTCGAAATAACATATGGATTCTTAAACTGAGTTAAGACTTTAGAATAATAATAAATTAAGCTTCCCGAATCTTGCCCATAAAAAAGAAACGGGAAAGCCATTTACTTTTTACTTATATATAAAAGACTAGCCAAATAATTGTCCACTCCATGCCTTGCTGCGATCTCGTCGATTTCGTTAGCTCTATCGGGATTAGAGCCGACTGGATTTTCGCAATAAGATGCAATAGAAGTTTTCCAATTTTCGGGAGGCTCATTAGAAATAATTAAAGAAGTTAGTCCACCTAGAACTTCAGCCTGTTGGTCATTTAATTTTTTAATTTTAAACTTTTTCTTTAAATGCTTTTGAATTTCTTCTTCTAATTCCTGGGCATGAACCATTCCTTCTTTTATTTTTGATAAGCTGTAAGATTCTGAAGCTTTTGTTCCAATTGGGCTGATATTCTTCGTTGTTTGAGGAGCCTTTGATCCACCCGGCCTTCCAGCTTCGCCGTCTTTTGGGGCGCCAATTAATGGCTGATATAAGCCATTGTCCTTTAAGCCCTTATGCTTCTTTTGAGATTCAACACTCTCTTCCCCAGAAGGAAGAATATTAGACTCAATTGCTCGAATTCCCTCTTCTGGAGTTAAAATTCCCAACTCCATCAATCTAGTATAAACCTTCTCGTGAGATGCGTCATCTTTCAAGGAGAAATCTTCAAAATAAGGAGTAGGATAATTTTTAAATCCAAGTTGTTGGGACAACCTCTTTACTTCTGGAAATAGAAAGTCATTAAGGAAAGTCTGACGAGCCTGCTTTAGTCTCGCAAGGAAAACGTCAGTTTTTTGCACTTGATTTGCAAATTTTTCGCCGCCCAACAAGATGTTATTCAATCCATTATTAATATCTCTATCAACAATTTCATACTTTTTGGGATCAAGGATGTCTGCAATCTGAGGGATAACAAATTCAGCCTTAGTAGTATAATCGGCAACTAAAATTCTGCCAATGGATTGATTTTCAAAAAGCTTTCTCAAGGCTTCAAGGTTTTTTTGATTTATACCTCCCTTATCCGGGTCTGTTCCAGCCGTAACCAACAAAATCATTTGCTGCATTGTGCGGCTAATGGCCATATCCATCTTCTTTAGCTCGTACTTGTAGTTTAAATCTTCTAAAACTGGGAATCCCATGGGAACCGCGAAAGGCTCGTAGTCTTGCTTTTTATAAAATGAGATATACATTTTGCCCGGTTGTAAAAACAATGGGACGAAAGTCATCTTTTTGTTTTCTATCAGGCGCTTCGTGTCATCAGGAAGAGCCTGGAACAATTCCTCATCTTCTGGAGTTTGAGGATAACGCAATCTCATCAGTTCATATTCTGTGAGGATTTTTTGATAAATTGCAATACCGAAATTTGCCGTTCCCAAAAGACGAATATCAGCCGGGTTCAAAATTATGTACCTAATAGGAATTTTTAATTCATTTTCGTCATCGCTAGGCTTGATGTTGTTTATGTAATTGTTTGGGCGTTTTTGTTCTCCAAATGTCTGAGTTATTCTTTTTAGATCTTCGGGTTGAACAACTGCGTCAAAGCGATAAGTGAAAACATTTCCAGAACGATAATATTCGCGGAAATACTTGTCTTGAAGAGTTAATATGTTTATTTTTTTAAATAAGGCGTCAAAAAAATCTCTGGCTTTTGAGCTACCTCCGCGAAAATAAATATTTGATACAGAAAACTCCGTCATCATGTCAATGACGTTGCGGAATTGAGAGAAGTTATAATAAGCTTTTTGGCAAAGGATAATTGCGTCCTTAATATCAACAGTAGCTTGGCCATTGCCGTAACCCGTATTAATTTTAAAAGGGACTAAACCGTCGTCAATGTTTTTATATCGGTCAGTGCGATCAATATTTCCTGCAACATTTCTGCGAGTAGAAGTCGTAGGAGAGGCGGATGCCTCAGAAATCATAAATGGGGTCGTATCTTCGGATTTAGCCGCTAAAGCCTCTTGTTCTACTATCTTTTTCGTCTTTTTTTTCATATTAATTCAACGCCGGGTAATTCGCAGCATATGTACAATAGTACACTGGATGACTATTATAGTTTGACCCGCGAACAAACGTATAAATATTAAATGCTAAATTAGCTTGAGGTGCAATTGGGGTAATGCTATTAACAAAATAAAATTGATTAGTTGGCACAAAGTTAAGCAGCCCTGAAAATCCGCTATTCCTCATCAATACGCTGCACGTTTGACCAGTTACAACAGTTCCAGAATTAATTGAGAAGCTTATATCTATTGCGCCTGTTATATTGTATTCAATGAGATCGGCATTGCCGAAATGACCAGTCAAATATCCATTATTAGAGGATGAGTTATAAGATATCCCGCTAACTCTAAAAATATTAGCTGCGCCAGAATAGCCTCTGGGGCCCTGGGGCATTGGGAAAATTTGAGAAGAGGAATTGTCTGAAAATAAAAATTTAACTCCAGTCGTTCCAACTTCTCCATTTACTATTGCGGAATAGCCAGATACTCCAGTAACTGACACGCCAGTTGGCCCCACAGACTCTACTGATCCTAAATTAAGATCAATTGTACTGCCGTCTTGGGATAAAATATTTAGCCCATTATTCGTCCAATAGCCAACTTGGGGGTTTATATAAAACGTTAAATATCCACTAGACGCATTATTAAAATCTGTAATTATTCCTCCAAAAAATTCGCCAGTAGTATTTCTTCTTGAAAATATTATTTTTTGAGAATTGGAATAACTTCTATTTGTAAAAGGTTCAGTTGGTTGATTGTAAATCTTAACATATTGGCTCGTGGAAAGATTTCTTAAATTTCCAGTCGCATTTGTCCAAGTCGTTCCATTTGTACTTACTTGAAATCCAGTTAAAGTTAGTCCAGATATTCTTAAATTAATTGGGTCAAAATAAGAATAATAAAGATCAGCTTGACCCTTGGGACCAGCTGGTAATGTAACTGTATTGGTAGAAGTGCTATTTGATAGCCCGAAATTTATTGTAGAAGAAGATAATTGGGTAACTCCAGTCACTGAAATACCAGTTGCTCCAATTGGTCCAGTTGGCCCAGTTGCCCCCGCTGCTCCTTGGGGTCCGCCAGTAGGAATCATATATGGACCAACAGACTGTCCATTTGTTAAAACGAGCTGAAAGCCGCTTAAAATCCCGCCGCCGCCAATAATCGTATTAACCCCCGAAACACCCACTCCAGTTGCCCCAATTGATCCAGCGATTCCAGAGGGGCCTGCTGGACCAGGAATTCCAGAGGGGCCAGTTGCGCCTTTAGGACCAGCAAGCGGCGCATACGATAAATTTAAATTACCCAATACATAATAAGCCTGCAAGTCTTGAATAACAGGCGGGTCAACTAATGAATCAGCATTATAAAGAGCAAATCCATATTTATATTGATCTGCAATATAGTCTGAGAATTTTAAGGTTCCTTGAGATTTCCAATAAAAATTATAACCGGTTGCGCCAATGGCAACATAATCTGCTAAATAAGAATAATTTTCAAAAATACCAGTAGGATCAATTACATATCCAGAAACTGTTGACAAGCTACCCGCAGCAGCTTCTTTCCAAATATATCTTCCCTTAACTGCGTTATTATCAAATATAGTAAAGAGTAATACTCCAGAATTTTGAATTCCAGTTAACGTAGCTCCCGCGCCGTTCTGGATAGTTCCATTTACATATTTGGAATTTGCGCCGGTGTCATTTGCTCCATAAATTATGAAATTTGTTGATTTGTCAGAAATCGCAGACGCAGTATTAGTATAATTTAAACTGTTGATACCTTCAGAATTAAATTTATAAGAAAATCCTTTAATTAAATTTATATCTGGCCCGCCATTGAATGTCCCAGAAAGCCCATCTACGCTAACGTAAGGGTTGGATTGTCCAGAAAATAAACCAGTTAACGTAAGAAAGTTAAGAGTGACGCCTCCTACGTCCCCATCTGCCCCTTGAACGCCACTAGGGACATAAATATATGTACCTGTGCTATTATTAGAGAATAAAAATCTAAAATATGTGCCTGTAGAATTTACCCCAGAAACTGCCCCAGTTACAGATATGCCAGATGCTCCCGTGGGTCCAATTGAGCCAGTTGCTCCAGAAGGTAATTGAATAGAATTCGTTGAAGAACCATTATTCAATACAAAGTATATCATTCCGCCGCCGCTATTAACTACCCCAGTAATAATTGCTCCAGAAGCGCCTGTTGGCCCAGTTGGTCCAGTTGGCCCGACATAAGTAACGTAATTTGTAGTTGAAGAGATTGCAGTTGTCCCACCTGGACCGCTAATCAATAAAGAATTACCACTAGTTGTAAAGAATTGATTGCCAAAATATACTCCAGAGCCGGAAGGCAAATTTATTTGATTTGCATATACGTTTTTCCAATAACTTCCGGTGCTGCCTAAATTGTAAACTCCAGAAGCGGAAGGTATAATGTTCGAATTAAAAGAACTGCCTGAAGAAGTGGGGGCGCCGACGACCAACTGTTGAACATATCCAGATAGTTCTGTTTGATCAATTTGCCTTATTTTAATTAAACTTGTCGCCATACCTTATGCCAATCAATATAAATATATTACACTAATTACATCATAAATGGGGTAAAACTCTCAGGTTCTACGTCTTGTGGGGCATTTTTAATATCTTTGTAACATTTAAAAAGCCAATTTCCCAATAATAATGCAGTATAATTATCCTTTCTAGCTCGATTTGCAGAAGTATTTCTCTTGAGATGTTGGGGTAAATCAAAAGATTGGTTACCCTTTATTGTTGATTTTATTTCTATTAAAGAGCACTGCTTCTTTACCTGATAAATCAAATCATCCTGAGTGTCAATTGCGTCAATGATAGTCTCTCCTTGACCAAGTGGGATTTTCAATAAAGAACCACTTACTCTCTCATACGCCTCACCGTTTGGGGAGATTCTTGAGCCAAACCAAACCTTTTTATAATCAATACTTGCTTGCAAATGTTCATTTGACTTTCTTAAAAAGTCGCTGGTAAAAGTCTGCTTGATACAAATTGCTCCCTTTTCGCGATTGTATTCGTTTCTGGCTCGCTTAAGCATTAAATCATAATCAACCCCTTCTGCATCGCTTTCAAAAGAGAAAAAGGATAGATTTTTTCCAAATATCGAAGACTCATTACAGGCATCAATAAACTGGTAGCCAGCGTTATCAATCATTATCATTTCCGGCTTAAATGCTTCAACCAAATAAGCAAAATAAGAGATATGATTTTTTAAATCTGCCCCCGCAACTGCATAGTTATGGACCAAAACGCACTCAGACTCTTCTGAATCAAATTCAAAAACTGCCATTGCGAAATAGTCCGAACTAGGAGAGTTACTAAAGCTGGGGTCAATTGATATTAAATATTTTTTCCCAGCAAATGGCGACAGCCTAAGAGTCGGCTCCTGACCATCGGGAACGGTACAGTCATGCATCTTCTTTGCGCTGAAATAAGAATCGGACCCATCAGTAAATTGACCACAATATTCGCGCATGAAAGAGGAGTTGGATAATCCCCCGCTTTGAGCTTCTTCAATAATATTTTTGTCGACCATTTCCGTAGGAAGGGCTTCATAACTTAA